GTATTCATGTCCGCTTCCTGTATGACGAGTCGGTATTCAGGTTCATTTACCGTGTGGACGGTCAGCCAAAGCGCAAAAAGCCGTTGACTCCTTACAAGGGAGCCAACACTTTGAGCCCGTTCATCACATTAGAGGCTCGTTAATAATTTAATAATTTAAAGAAGGGAGAAAAGCTATGAAAAACGATAAATTTGCAATATATCCGCAGACCGTATCCTCAGCCGGTACGACTTCGATATATTTTGGCCTTGCTAAAGCAAAAAAGGCAAAGTTCATGTGGGACGTTGTGCCCACTGGACTTACGATGACCTCGACCGGCCTTGTCTATCAGGCGACTGACGAGGCGGGAACAAATGCCGCAAGCATTACAGCCACATCAACGGTCGTGTATGCAACCAGTAACCTCACCGAAGCCACGCTCACGCCGAGCATTTCAGCAGGGGAGACAAACGCCACGATAACCATAAACGGTCTTGTGTTTACCGTTCTATCGGCAGGCTCAACAGCTGTAACGGCAAGCAGGTATGTTGTGGGCAGCACAGCAAATGCATCTACCACCATAACAAACTTAGCAGCAGGGATTAATGACGCGGTTTACGGTACTCCGGGCGTAAGGGCTTTGGCCGGTAGCGCAGCATTGACCTTGTATTTTGACGAGGATCCGAAAGCTCAATTCGCAACTACTTTTGAAGGGCTTGCTCTTACATCGAGCAATACAACGGATATGACAATCGCAGCAAGACACATGCAGGGAGCTATTGAAATAGCAGACAGCAAATTGACTCTCAGCTCGAACTTTACCCATGTCGCCTTGAATGTTATAAACGTTTCGGCCAATACTACCACGGCGTTTATATCACGAGAGGGATTAAGGTACAAAGAACCTGAATCGGTTTGCCCGATGACTCACTTAGTATAATTTACTTTCAAGGATAGGGGCTCCGGCCCCTTCCTCCTTGATATTTTGGGGGTAGCATGAACGAATTTATTATATCTTTAAAGGCAGACAAAGGCACGGCGAAAGTAGATTTTATGTTTAACGGAAAACCGGTTGATGGATTGTTTGCCGTGAATTTTATAGCAAACACCAGATCAGGGGAATTGGTTTTAAACGGGATGCGCTTTAAAAAGGATGCATCCGATAAGTTTTATATCGACACCGACACGAAAGATACGGCAATCGAGGGGATAGACCTCCTTGCTTTGCTGGAAGACGGCGCCCAAGTAAACGAGAAAATAAATCAGGCATCCAAAAACCTTGATTTTGAATTGCAGAACATAAAAGATACGGCCACATTGAGGGCAAGAAATCTTATAGCCGAAAGGTTGAGTTAAATGAGCAATCTTAATTGTTGGCAAGAAAGAACCATAGCAAACGGTGTCGCCATAGATGTACTTGATAAACAAATACTGACAGCCAATCAAAGCATCACAATTTTACAGGCAGGCTTAACGGCGAACGACACCGCTATATCCACCTTGCAAGCAAATGTATCTGCAAATACCACTGCAATATCGGCCTTACAAATAAGCGTTTCGGCAAATACTACCGCTATATCGACCCTACAGGCAAACGTAGAAAATAACTCAAACTCCATATCTGCAAATGATACGGCTATATCGACTATCAATACATCATTGACCGAAATGTCACATAAGGTATGCTCTGATTTTTTCTATGATGCAGCGGCAGCAACATCACCTTGGGCACCGGTGGCAATAGCAAGCGGAACAAAAATTAATCTTTCCGGTACGCAAAAACACCCCGGCGTATTGCAACTGCAATCATCAACTTCCGCAAATTCAGGTATTGTACACAGACTGGCATTAAACTGTTTTTTGTTGGCCGGTAGCGAATCGACAACGGAAACCTTCAAAACCGCCGATTCACAAACCACGATAACTCGGCGCATGGGCTTTCATAATTCCGTTGATTCAAGTGCGCCCGCAGATGGAGTATATGCGAAAATTGTTGACGGTACTCTAACGGGCCAAACATCAAATAATAGCACAGGATCAACTACTGCGACTAATTATGCTTTAGCAAATGGCACGTATTATAGATTAAAAATTGTGCTTAACTCGAACGCTACGCTTGCTACGTTTACCCTGTACGCCGATGATAGCGATACTGTTTTATGGACAGATACTCTATCAACAAATATACCAACGGCAAGAGCGACAGGCCATGCTGATGTATGCACATCAAGCGGAACAACGGCAATCACACTCGGGTATTTGGATTATATGGATATTGTGTTGCCGCACACAAGGAAGGTGTAAGATGTGGAGATATATTTTTATGATGTAAATAAAAGATATATCGGGCATAGAACACTGCGCGAAGGCGAGACGGCTCCAATAAACGCCACAACCGTGTCCGTATCTCTCGATGATGGGCAGGAAGCATATTTTGAAAACGGGGAATGGACTGTTTCAGAATTACAAACCATAACCGTTCAGCGCGGAGAACCGACAATCGAAGAATGCATCGCGGAGGTAAAAGCAATAGCAACAGGTGTAAGCGGTGATTTGATGGGGTATATGGACTGGTATTACATGACCCACCCAGACGAAGCCTAAATAAAAGAAAGGGATGATTTTATGCCAATGACACCTATGACTATTTATCCGTTCAGAACGTCTACATATGCAAGAAACATCTATTTGTTGGGCATTGTAACATTCCCGGAGATTTCACAGGATTATGTCGAACCCGTGAAAGAGTATGCAGCTTTGCACTACACCTTGGCACAGATTGATAATGCACTCGCACAGGGATGGATTACACAACAGGAGTATGATGACACCATTGCTTATTTGCAGTAAGGGAGGGGAAACCCTCTCTCACAGAACAGGAGAATGGTCCGTAGAAAGAAGGCAGGAAAAATGTCACTTAAGCTTGTAACCGAAGTCGTAACAGAACCGATAACACTGACAGAAGCAAAAAATTACATAAGGCTAGACTCGACAAGCTTTGTGGACAATATTGAGCCCATCACAAGCATAGACGGCGGATATCATGCTACTGCTATTTACACGGGCGCGAGTACGGATGTGAGCGGGTATGACGTATCCATGTTACTGACTTCTTTCTCTAACTCAGCAGGTGGTACGGTAGATTTAAGCATATACGAATCTGATGACAATATTACATTTTCAATCTGGACGGCAGGAGAAACTTTTGCACAAGTAACCACTGCCAACGATAGCGCAAACTACGAGGTAGCGTATACAGGCGAAAAACAATATATAAGGGCATATGCAACCGTTACGGGGGCAGAGTGTAACTTCGCCGCGATAATAGTTAAAGGAACACCTGAGAGTACAGAAGACTCATTTATTGGAACCCTGATAACCGTCGCGCGTCAGTATTGCGAAAATTTCCAACATCGGGCATTGGCAACGCAGACATGGCAATTGATCTTGGATGAATTCCCAAGTGAGGACTATATTGAGATCCCGAAAGCACCTTTGCAATCAGTGGCAAGCGTAAAGTACATAGACACAGGCGGAACCACGGCAACATTTACGGCAAGTTTATCCGGCTATTACGTTGACACCGATAGCGAACCGGGGAAAGTATGCCTCTCATACGGGCAGGTATGGCCCACAACTACATTAAGACCACATTCCGGAATAATCATCGAGTTTGTCGCCGGGTACACCGGGACTGCACCTTACATACTTCCTAAGACCACGAGACAAGCAATGCTGATGCTGATATCTCACTTGTATGAAAACCGTATGCCTGTGATGGCAAACACACCGAAAGAATTAGAGTTTGCAGTCACGGCATTACTCACGCCAAATCTTTTATACCATTAGGAGGGGTTATTATGAAATTTCCGTCTTATATTGATGCTAAACCAGATTGGAAAACAATGACGATGAACGTGAAAGTTAAAAAATGGGGAATGCCTATTTTATTATTTAAGGCATTGAAAAAAAACTTTACTTTGAAATGGTATCAGTGGCTATTATATCCTTATTTGTGCTTTAAAATTATGGCGGTGAAAACATGAATCCTGGAGACTTGAGAAGCAAAGTCATAATTGAAGAAGCCACCTATGCGGATAATGGTTTTGGCGGGAAGGTGACAACCTGGACAACTCTTGCAACGGTCTGGGCAAAGGTTGAGCACTTGTCCGGGAGAGAACTCCAGATGGCTCAACAAATATCACCGAATATTCTGTATGAAATCACTATCCGATACCGTTCGGACATGTCGACACAATACAGGATATATTACAGCGGGCAATACTTCAACATCCGGGATATCAAAGACCTTGACAACATGCATAAGTGGCTTTTTCTTAAGTGCGAGGTGCGGGAAAGTGAGCAGTAGTAGCGGAATATCAAAATATTTTAATAAGTATTATCAGAGCAATGTTCAAAAAGTTAAATATGTTCTTACAGAGGTCGAGAAAGCTTGTCTTAAGGAAATAGGACGATATGCCAGGGACGAGGCGAGAGAAAGAGTTCCAGGGAAAACAGGCAATTTAAAAAAGAACATAAGCTACCAGATAAGGAGAAAAGACAAATCAGTCAGGTTGGGAGTTAAGAGAAAGGCTTTTTATGGGCTATTTGTTGAAAAGGGACACAAGATTGTCCCAAAGGGATTCCATATAAACCAAAGAACCGGGAAAATGGTAAAACCCGGAGCGTTAAGCCTGCAAAACAGTATAGTGGGCATAAGAAAAGACGGAACAACTTATACAAAAAGAAGATGGCGCAATGCAATAAGTATGGAATTCGGAGGAAAAACCATACCGGCGAGGCCATTTCTGGCTCCCGCGGTAAAAGAAAACGTTGATCATATAAGATTAATAGCCGGAAAGTATTTTAAGGAAATCGAAAAAGATAATATCACCATAGGTTTATTAGGCCCTGATGACGGTGAACGGGATGATAGCTGATGAATGTTATTGAACTTAAAAAAATGATATGCGTGTTTTTAAAAACCAAAACGGCGAATGTTTACCCTGAAGATTCTGTCCCCCTGAATGCTGTTTTGCCATATACGACCTTTTCACTTGATAGTAGCATAACAGACACTAACCAAAAAATGGAACGATTTACGCTTATTGTTGACAATTGGGACAACAACTCCGACACTACGGCATTAGAAACGGTTACCGGCAGCATTGACGGAGACGGGGATAAGGTGTCGGCAACCGGGCTGAATGAGAAAAAGTACTTTGTTTCAGGAACTTTGCAAGCGAGTTTTTACCGAGAAGGAAGATTTGAGATTACAGACGAAGATCCAAGCATAAAACGCAGGCAATTAAGATACGAGGCACAGGCTTATTTAACTTAAGCGGCATTGATAACCAAAAGCTCAAAACCCGCGCCCTGACTACGTAGTAAAACACAGAAAAACAGCACTTTAGAAACAGGCAAAAAGATGTACTAAAAAGAATACAAAGTAAGGTAGAATCGCTGAAAGCCTTTAAAATACG